GACCCGCTAGACGGGCCGTCTAAGAGTTCCGGGCTTGTGATTCTGGCATTGAGCGTGAATCTGGGCCAGATCGGGGTTGCGTCGTTAGACGTTGCCGTCTAATCTCGTTCCATGTATTGCGGAACGCGATACGCAGGGTCTAACCTCAGGGGGGTTCATGAAGTACGACAGGTGGAGGTTCGAGATGCGGGTCATCGACCGCCGGGTCCTCGCCCACTTCATCAAGCATCGGAGGCTGTCCTATGGGCAGCTCGCCCAGAAGGTCGGCTGCTCCAAGGCGACCATCGGGCACTTGGTCAGCGGGCACGTGAAGGTGACGAAGCAAGAGTGGGCCGATGCCATCGAAAGGCATCTCGACGCCCCCTCCGGGTCTCTTTTCGAGCCCAAGGTGTATCGCGTTTCGGAGAACGCGGCATGAAGAAGTGGCTGACACCATCGGAGGCCGCCGAGGAGATGCGGTGCTCGGAGCGGTTCGTCAAGGACGAGCTACGGCGCAAGAAGCTCCGTGGGATCAAGACAGGTGCCGGGTGGCGAATCAGTCCCGCCGACATCGACGTCTACATGGACGCCAAGGCGAACGTGCGACCCGTTCGGCGGTCGGCATGAAGGGCCACATCTGCTGCAAGCCCCACGTGGTTTACCGCTGCTACGACGCTGACGACCGCCTCATCTACATCGGCGTCACGTCCCGGCCCGTGGAGAAGCGCCTACTCGGCCACCGAAGCACCAACCCGGCCGTCGCCGAGCAAACCGTCAGGTGGACGACTGAGACGTACCCCGACCGGGAGACGGCTCTCGACGTGGAGGCGAACGCCATCTACCGGGAGAGGCCACCGCTGAACTATCGGTTCAACCCGGCGCGTAGCCGTCGTGCTGGATCGGTCCGGGTCGAACCGACGCGCGAGGAGCTGGCTGAGGCGATCAACCGTCTCGGCAGCATCCAGGGCGGTGCCGCATGACCGCCGGCCTCGACGCCTGGCTGGCATCCAGGTCCGACCGCTGCCCCCACGGGTGGGTAGTAGCCATTCAGGGCTGCACCTCCTGCGGCCAGGCGCTCAAGTTCAAGGGCCAGGCGATCACCTCCGCAGCCCACGCGGCCGACCGTCAGAAGGTGGACGCGGCCATCAAGCAGCTCGCGTCTCGTGGCGGTCAGTTCTCGAGCAACGACGCGCGGAAGCTCCACAACGTCACGGGTGCGGCTGCGAAGTCGGGGCTCATCGTCCGGGTGGGTTACGAGCCGTCCACTGAGCCGGGAACTCATGCACATCCCGTGGCGGTCTGGAGGGCGGCCGCATGAGCACCTTCGAGGTCGTGTACGCGGACCCGCCTTGGCGCTACGACAACGGCACCCCCGGCCGCGAGATTGAGCGCCACTACCCAACCATGACGCATGAGGAGATCTGCGAGCTCGAAGTTCCGGTCGCGCGCAACGCCGTCCTCTTCCTCTGGGGCGTAGCTCCCAAGCTGCCCGAGGCGCTGGAGGTCATGTCTTCGTGGGGCTTCACGTACCGCACGGGCGCAGTCTGGGACAAGGAACTAGTCGGCATGGGCTACTGGTTCCGAGGCCAGCACGAGCACCTTCTCGTCGGCGTGAAGGGCAACTGGTCTCCGCCGCCGCAGCCACTTCGGGTCTCGTCGGTCTACCGCGAGGCGCGTGGGCGTCACAGCAAGAAACCGGACATCATCCGGCAGCAGATCGCTACGTGGTGGCCTGACGCGCAGCGGTTGGAGATGTTCTGCCGTTACCCCGCGCCGGGCTGGCATGTCTGGGGCAATCAGGTCGACTCCACACTGGCCGACTTGCCGTTCGAGCGCTTTGACCCGCACGCAGATCCGGCGCAGGACTCACTGTTCGGCGGTGCCGCATGACCGCCCTCGTCCTCAAGGCCAAGTGGCTCTGCTTCGTGGTCGGTCCACTCGTAGCGGTCGTGGTCATCGGCGTCGGTATCTGGGTCAGCCGCACGACTGGCACCTCGTAGTCCACCGCCGTCCGCGCGTGACGAGGGTGGGGCGGCGGTGTCAGAACTCGTCCACTCGTCAATCAACCGCAAAGGGAGAACCAAGAGATGCACACCAACACCAGCGTCCTGACCGCGAACGGCGTGGACCTGACCAACATCGAGCTACCGGAGTTGGAGATCCCGGTTCTGACGGGCTCGCAGCGGCAGGGCGATGTGCTCGTGCTGCGCGTCACGACCGAGCACAAGGGTGAGCCGCTCGCCAAGGGCGTCACTGTCGTCCGCGCCGAGTCGAACTCGTCGAACACTCACACTCTCGTCGGCGATGGGCTGTGGGAGTCGAACGCGCGAGCGAACCGTGAGGACGAGTTGGTGCAGGGCTGGCTCACGGTCCCCCGTGGCGGGGAGGCGTTCCTCATTCACACGGAGGAGCACAACGCGATCGGCATCGGCGCCGGCACCTACGAGATCCGCCGTCAGCGTGAGTTCGCTGGCGAGTGGCGCCGCGTGGCGGACTGAAAGGGCGCGCCTCGTCATGGTCAAGCGCATTGACAAGCTGACGCCGGAGCAGGAGGCGACGTTCCCGGACTGGGTTGAGCAGTGGGTCCAGTGGGGTCTCTCGGCCGAGCAGTTGACGGAAGAGGAGTGGGAGACCGTAGAGCAGGGCGCGCGGGCGTCCTATCGGCTCTCGGGCCTTACTGAGCCACAGTTCACCTTGCGCATGTCGTCACCTCTCGGGGCGGCGCTCGCTCCGCTCTACCTGGAAGCACTACTGGGCCAGGTCGGGGGCCAGGTCGGGGGCCAGGTC